AACGACCTGGCCGCGTTGCCGTGAGATAGCAGGATCAAGGAGAGAGAATGGCTATACCGGATCGGCCCATGAACTTTCAGCCTATGGAGCTCAGCCTGGATGATTACATCTGGCTGGGAGAATGGATGGGGGGCGACAAGCTGGACGCCTCGCCCCAGCAAATGCGCGCCTTCAAAGAGCTTCTGGCGCGCTGCACCGACTGGACGGAAGACGAAGTCGGCAAGATCAAGATGCACGAGCTGCGCGATGTGTTGCGTGTATTCCAGGTAACGAACGAGGCAGAACAGGCCGTCCCTTTCTCGAACGCGTCCAGCTCCGCAACTGGGGCGACGGCATAGCCAAGACTGTGCCGTTGTGGTGTGAGGTGCTGGAATGCGCCGAGGCGTGGGGCATACCGCCCTGGGAGATCGCAGAGATGAAGGGGCCGCACAAACGATGGTTCTGGCGACAGCACGAATGGACAAACGCCAAAAACAGGCGAGAGAGGCAGCCGCATGGGTGAGGCGCTGACACTCGCCGTCCTGATGACGCTCAAGGACGAGATCAGCAAGGGTCTGGGCGGAGTCAAGCAGGCGATCGGCGGCGTTGGCAGTGCGGCTCTGGCCCTGGGCGGCGCGGCCGTCGCCGGCGTGGCTGTGCTGGGCGCGGCGCTGCTCGACGCGGGGAAAGCCGCGGCCGAGGAGCAGGTCGGTGTCGAGCGCATGGGCGCCGCGGTGCGGGCCAGCGGGGGTGACTGGGACACGGCCAGCGCGGCGATCGAGAGCTACCTCGCCGCGGAGCTC